TTCAATACCATGATGAGCGACACAGTCATGGAGATGATTAAGAAGTCGGACGTTAGCCCTAAGAAAGCCGCTAGCTACGACAAGTGGGTACGTGAAAACGTAGACCCAAATTGGACAGGTATATTAAATCCTGAAACAAAAGACTATCTACGACTACTACCCGAAGACGGTGGCATGGGCGGTACGAAGCGTAGACTACTCTGGCAGGAGTTGGACAAGGACCACTACCAGAAGGCTGGCTTCCCACAGATTGGTTTGGCTCGTATTGGTATTACTGAAGACGAACTACTGATGTCTCCCAAGATGGAGACCTCTAGCGTAGGGCGTGTAGATGCCACTGGAGACTTCTTGTATGGCCCCAGCCTATCACACAATACATATAGTAGGCAGGTTCCGGGCCAGTACCGTGGAGAATTACAGGACGCACCCCTACAACTTCTTATGCGTGACTTCTTCGAGGCCAGACGACAAGGCGGCTACAAGAGACAAGATGACCAACGATCACTAGGGTTTAGGTCTAATACTACTCAACCTGTAGACCAGCAAATGGTAGACGAGGTTAATACGTATTTAGCTATTGTAGAACAGGCTGAACGAGATGCCTACCTACGCAGCCTACCCTCTGGTGGCGGTGAGATACCCACCCCACAGACTTACAACTTCGGTCATAATGGGGGGCCACCCCTAGACGACCAGATGGAAGAAGTATTTGGGGAAGCCCTGCAGATAGGAAAAAGTCAGGCTACTGAGGGTGGCGCACTACTGAAGAACTACACCGCTGCAGATACTCAGATGCTAGACCAATTGAGCGTAGGTGCTTCGGCGGGTACTCGCAAGGCAGATGCCCTTATCAACGCTGCAGTAGATGAAGGTACTAGAGTAGGTATTCGCCTGAACCTAAACTCTAAAATACCAGACGCGCCAAAGGGCAGAGATAAGCTACAGACACTTCATAAGAATAACTTTAACGGTAAAGCTCTATCTTATGTATCTCACGCGACTGTGGAGGATGTCACCTTTAACGTCAGTCAGTCTGGACGCGCAGGTATTGCGTCTAAGATGTACGCACCAGATACGCCAGAAGCCAAGAATAAATTTCCAGCTATGTCAGTAGACGGTAACTACAAACCTGATCGCAATGTCCTAGAGGAGATGGACGACAGTGTAGTAGAAATCGGATTTAACCCAATGAATCTACACCTCTTCATCGACATGACTACAGGTCAGGCAGTCGAGAGCGCAGACGTTGCAACGGTAGTCGGTGACCGCGTCTATGCGAAGGGGGTCAAGTATATGAAGAAGGCTGACGCACCAGAGCCTAAGACAGCTTCAGACGGCACAATCCTTCCTAGCGAAGTTAGATACAAATTTAGCCAAGGTGGCTTCATAGCAGCCTAGAGGATTTCATGGACCCTATCCTAGAACACCACTTCTATAATATTGCTAACGGCACTGCTAAGGTGAACGAGGATGGGACACTGTCTACGGTAAAAACCGTAATCGTTGACATCGATGGTCGCCAAACTCTGATCCCAACTGTCTGGGATGGCGAAGAGCAGCCGATAGATACAGCCATAGATAACGCAATTAACTCAGGCGTTAACTGGCCCAAGGCTTTTGGCGAGAGTGCAGTCCAGCAACTAGAGGAGCAGGACGCTGAGATACACAGCTTCACTGACGAAGACGGTAAGTTGCTTATGTCAGACGACTACACGCCAGAGGAAGCTCAGGAAATCCTAGACGCAATCCAACAGGAATACGACGACAAGGACGAAGGCGAAGAGTTTGGCCTCAAGGACGGTTTAAAATTAGCGGGTGCGGCAGGTCTACTAGGTCTAGAGAAGATAGGCGTAGACACCTCACCAATTATTAACTGGTACAAGGGCGGTGATACTGGCTTTGCACTGGGCGGCATAGCAACCGCCACCAAGGGTATCACCACAGAAGAGGGTAGAGAAATGGCAGCTAAGAAGTTCCAATTGGATGAAAAGAAGGCCGATCTAAATGAGAACGGCGAAGTAGACTCCTATGAGAGAGCGCGCGGAGAAGCAATTCAGAAGAATGTGGACGACGAAATCTTAGATGATGAGAAGCTGCAAATGTACCACGGCGGTATGGCTTGTGGATGCGACGAGTGTACTGGCGGCATGGAAGAAGGCATTGCGGGTTATGACGAAGTATCTGGCAACCCTATTCCAATTGGATCGACCGCTAATAACGTAAGAGATGACATCGAGGCGATGATCTCAGAGGGTGAATACATCCTACCCGCCCACGTAGTGTCGTGGCACGGGCTAAAACATATTCAAGAAATGCAAGCTGAGGCCGAAATGGGGTTGATGTCTATGGAGATGGACGGCCTGATACAGCACGTAGAACAGTCTGCGACAGAAGAAGTCGAAGACGAAGAGATCGACGTACCAGAAGAGGACGTTGATGTAGAGGTCGCCACTGTGGAAGTGGACGATCAGTTAGAGGATACAGAGGAAGAACTTGAGCCTGTATCAAAACCCCTACCAGCAATGCTTAAAAAACAGAAGATAGCATTTATGGTTTAATTGGATACCCGACTTGTCGGACCCAGTGAGGAAATCATGCAAAAACGTAAATACCAAAGAGCCGAAGAAACTGATGAAAATTTGACATACAGCGAAGAAATGGCACAGCAACAGCCAGCCGCTGAACAGTTAAATGCCGAAGAGGAAAGCTATAAGAAACGGTATCAGGATATCCAACGCCACATCCAGACGGTACGTGACCAGAAGGATAAAGAACTGGCAGAAGTAAAAGCCCAACTAGAGGCGGCTACTCGTAAGCAAATTAAGTTCCCTAAGACTGACGAAGAAGTCGATGAGTGGAGCCAACGCTACCCAGATGTTGCAAAGATTGTGGACACCATTGCCCGTAAACGTGCCAATGAAGTTCTAGCCGAAGGCGAGAAGCGTCTACAACAAGTAGAGAATTTTGAGCGTAAACTGTATCGCCAGAGCGCAGAGCAAGAGCTTATGAAAATACACCCTGATTTTGCACAAATTAGGAAAGACCCAAAGTTCCATGAGTGGGTAGCTCTACAGCCATCGGCAATGCAGGACAGTGTATATAAGAATAACACTGACGCTACGTGGGCCGCACGTACAATTGATCTGTATAAGGCAGATATGAAGCGTGGTGGCAAGTCAACGAAATCAGCCGCACAGGCGGTGGGGCGTACTACATCAGCCGCTCCTACTACTGGCGGTAAGGCTAAGTTCTCTGAGAGTATGGTCGCATCTATGTCTGATCGTGAGTTTGAACAAAACGAAGCAGCCATTAGTGAAGCCATGAGATCAGGTGCTTTTGTCTATGATATATCGGGCGCGGCTCGGTAGTCTACGTAATTAGGTGTTGCTTTAATTACGTTACTATGGTACAATGAAACCATTGATTTATTAGGATAGAGACACCTATTTGGTACACCTCTATCTACCCTTCCAGATAATATACTAAGTCTACCAGCGAGTTTGGACCCGCCTTGGCGATACTCCTTACAAACTGACACTAATGTTTAATTGTCTGATCTAGCTGCTCTTAGGCAACACACAAACACACTAAGAGTTAATCCCAAGCCATTTCATTCAAGGAGACACTCAAATGGCATTTCCAGTAGCATCAGGTTACGGCAACTTACCAAACGGTAATTTCTCGCCAGTAATCTATTCCAAAAAAGTTCAGAAGGCGTTTCGCAACTCTTCTGTCGTAGAAGATATCGCAAATACCGATTATAGCGGCGAAATCGCAAACATGGGCGATAGCGTCAAGATTATCAAAGAACCAGACATCACAATCAACTCTTACGCACGTGGTACAACACTTGCGACACAAGATTTGACAGATGCCGATTTCACAATGGTCGTCACTGAAGCGAACTATTTCCAATTCGCAATGGACGACATCGAAGAAGCTCATAGTCACATCAATTTTGTCGATCTTGCAACAGATCGCGCTGGCTATAAACTTCGTGATGCGTTTGACCGTGAAGTACTAGGCTATATGTCTGGTTGGGACTGGTCAGGTTCTGCATGGGGTCGTCGTACTGCACTAGATACAGGCGGTACAAAAGCAGACACCAACGCAGGTAACGACGAACTTCTAGCAGCCAACAAGTTGGACATCACTGATTTCGGTGGTTCTGACATCGGCGGCGAAGCAGAAGTAACATCGATCCCAACTGCAGCGGGTGGCGGTGCTGGTGCAATCACTTCACCACTAGCTATCCTAAACCGTATGGCTCGTTTGTTGGATGCGGCTAACGTAGACACAGATGGTCGTTGGGTTGTAGTAGACCCAGTCTTCAAAGAAATCCTAATGGATGAAGACGCGAAGTTGGTCAACGCTGACTACGGTGGAGGCGATGAAGTACGCAATGGTCGTATGCCAAACCTTATCCGTGGCTTCCGCGTATATACTTCAAATAATCTTCCATACGAGGGAACTGGCCCCGGAACTTCAGCGGCAGCGGGTTCAGAGGCGAACTACGGCGTACTAGTCGCAGGTCACGACTCTGCAGTGGCGGTAGCGGATCAGATCGCAAAGACTGAATCATTCCGTTCACCAGACACATTTGCAGATATCGTTCGTGGTATGCAACTATACGGAAGGAAGGTTCTTCGCCCAGAAGGACTAATTACTGCTAACTATAACCTAGCATAAACTATACTAAGGGGCTGGTCAAGTACTGGCCCCTTTATTCTGCTTTAAGGTGTCTTATGCCCAGTACATATATAGCTCTATGTAACCAAGTTCTTCGTCGTCTTAATGAGGTGGAGATATCAGAGGCCGACTTCGGGTCGGTTCGTGGCGTTCAGGCACTCGTAAAAGATGCTGTTAAGTCGGCGGTTGCCAAGATTAACCAAGCTGAGTTTGGCTGGCCTTTCAATGCGGCTGAGGAGACAGACACTCTAATTGTAGGTCAGGAAGAATACACTTGGCCCCAATACTTTAAAGTAGCTGACTGGAACAGTTTTCAAATTCAGGCAAACGATAGTCAGAATACGGGCTACAAGACGCTGAAGCACATCGACAGAGATGAGTGGTATTCTAAGTATCGTGACGACGACTATGCCGCTGGCTCTGCAGGTCGTGGCGTACCAGAGTTTATCTTTGCGGGACACGGCAATGGCTATGGTGTCAGCCCCTCCCCAGACAAGGCGTACACTCTGAAGTTCAGATACTTCATGAACTATGCAGACATCACTAATGCCACTGACGTAACCAGAATACCAGAGAGCTACGACACCGTCATCATCGATGGTGCAATTTATCATATGTATATGTTCAAGGATAACTTAGAGGCCGCACAGGGTGCATTCATCGCCTTCGAGCGCGGCATCAAAGACCTGCAGACACTGTACATTAACGACGATGTTTATATTAGAGATACGCGGATCAAGTATTAATGCCTGACAATATACAGTCATTCAAACTGATCTGTAGCGGCGGTCTAAATAGTAACGAAAACCACTTAGACCTGTCGGATAATAATCCCGGTGCCGCTACACGATTAGTTAATTATGAGCCGTCATTATTTGGCGGCTATCGGCGTATTGAGGGGTACGATGAGTATGACCCCGATTATGGTGAAGTAACCGTTGACGGGCAGTCCACTGCCACTGGCAAGGTTCTAGGGCTAGCAATCTTCAAGGATGACGTTAGCAACACCACAAAGATCATTGCCGCACGTGAAGACGCTACAGGCGGTAACTACAGCTTCTATTATTACACTGCCTACATTGGCTGGCGTAAGTTTACTCTAGACCACGGCGTCACCCGTCCAATGACGTTGAACAGCCGCACAGTAGACAAGCTGCGTCACGTTACTTTTAACTT